GCGAACAGTTGTCTATGATGGACAGAACTATTACAGAAACGCAGAACATTTTAGTAAAAGGTTTTTTTGAGCCGTTATTAGAAATTCTTAAGATTACAGATTGGGAAATAGTATTCAATGACATTGATGAACGTAATGAACAAATGCATTTAGCTAATCTTAGAACTAAAGCAGACGTTATTGCTGCGTTCCAAGGTGTAGGAATTACAGTAGATTTAGATGAAGAAGGAGAGTTAATATTACCAGAAACAGACTTAGCAAGTATGCCAATGTCTCAGGCGGAAGAGGAGCAAAAAGAACAAGCAGACTTGTATCGGCCTTAGATAGAAACTTAGCTGTTACTATCAAACGAGAAGTTAACAGGCTCCGTTCTGCAAATACTTTTTCTGAGATTAACGAAATGTTACCAAGCATAATGATTGGCTTGGTTCAAGATCTTAAGAATTTAGTAAATGATGAAATGCGTGATGCTTACATTCATGGTTTCAAATCAGCAGCTAATGAAGATAGAGTAAGAGTTATTGAAAAGCAAGACAAGTATTCACATATAAATTTTAAGCCTACTAAAGCTATGGCAGATGAGGCTGCAAAAGGTTTGGCATATCGTAGAGAATTTGGTAGAGGCGGAACCGAAGTTGGTGTTGCTAGAGCTAGAGATATTAAGAATAGAGTAAACTTATCACCTAGAACTGTAAAACGTATGAAAGCATTTTTCGATAGACATCAAGTAGATAGACAAGGCAAGGATTGGGGCAATCCTAACAACCCAAGTGCTGGTTATGTTGCACATTTACTTTGGGGCGGAGATGCAGGATACTCTTGGGCAAGGGCTAGAGTCCGTCAAATAAACGCAGCAGATAACAAAAAGTCCCTAAGAAACGACACTAAAAGTCAATTAAAAGCAGATTTAGTATTTAAAGGTGAAACATTAAGCATAAATTTTGAGCAAGCCGATGAGGATGCAATTAGAGCTTTACAATCAGATCAAGTTCAGACAAATAACTATAACGAATTGTCTACGATTTTATCTACTAAATTAAATCAAGTTATTGCAGAATCTATTGTTGAAGGTCGTAGTATTCCTAATACAGTTGCTGAAATGCAAAAAGTAATTAACACAGAAACTTACAAATTGACCAGGATTGCTAGAACTGAAATGATAAATGTAACTAATGAAGGTAGGTTAGCATCTTATCAAAAGCAAGAAAAAGTCCGTAAGAAACCTTTCAGATATACTTTAGTGGTTGCATCAGGAGCTAGGACTTGCGATGCGCATAAAGATTTAGATAGCAGGATTCCAGCTAAAGGGTTGTTGATGGATGAATTAATTACTTTACAGCAACAAGTCGGAGCAACTTATGGATTTACTTTAAGAGGCAACTCTTTGTTGCATCCGAATCAGAGAACTGTATTGATGAGGGTTCCATGAATCAAGATCAAAAGAATTATACAATTCATATAAGCAATGCCAAGTATGGGCATCATGGTAATGGCATAAGAGATGAAAGAGATAAGGAGTTTTGGGATTGGTGGGATAGTTTAACAGATGAAGAAAAAGAACAGGAGATAGGAAAGTGATAGAAGATTGTGAACCTTGTTATTGTGGTTGGACAGGTATTAATCATGATGGATGCAAGTGTTTACCAAAAGAGGAAAAAAATGAGTAGTTGTAAAAAATGTAGAGCTGGAGCAATGCGAGTTCACATTCTAAGTAATGGTTTTTGTCAGGAATGTGTAGCAGAATTATCATGGAAGCAAGGCGATAGGGTTGCACGTAAGCAAGCCAATAGGGCAAGGCGTATGGCAATGTATAAGCAAGGTGAAAAAGTAATTAAAAAGAAATGGAAAGATAAGTATGGCGATGCTTCGGTTGATGAAGTTTTAGGATACTGATGACAATTACAATAAAAGGTGGAGACAAATTTAAAGCTTCTTTGAAAAAGTTAGCTGAAAAACATCCTAAAGTAATGGATCAAGCATTGGATGATACAGCCGACGCAATGTCTTTGGATGCCCAACGTATGGTTCCTGTAGATACAGGCCGTTTACGGGCCTCTATTAACGTCAAAAGAGAGTTTCTGGTGAAAGTTATTGGAACTAATGTAGAATATGCGCCATTTGTTGAATACGGACAACCAGAAGGCACTGGCCCCAGTGGCGGCCCTAAGCCATTCATGAGACCAGCTTTTGAGAACAACCGAAGAAGAGTGGCTGAATTCTTTATTCAGAATCTTTAATCCACTCACTCAATAATTCCAACCATCCCTCCATAGTCGCCATCGTTGTCGTGCCAGCATTGATAACAAAATCCTTCGTATTTGGTTTGGCGGATTTGGCCATCGCATAATTTACAGCGTTTCATTTAGGAACCTCCCATCCACAATCATTTGGTTTGTCTGGGCCACCATCTCTTTCACAGCACCAAATAGAAGTGCCTTTGCCTGTAGCAAAAGAACAGAGAGCTGCTTTTTTAGCATAGGATAAACATTCTTTATCAAAGAAACATTTAGGACAATATGGGCCTTCTTTCTCACCAGTATCAATATCAGTATATTTGATCGGCTGAGAATAATCATGCTGACTCATTATTGGCCTCCAAACAAAATACCAAATGCTTTTTGGTTACGTTCTTGACGTTCTTCCTTGATACAGTGATGACACATTTGCCTAATGTCTTCTACACCACCTTCTGGATAGTAGTCAATGTAAAGACATTCACAAAAGACCTTCACTGCTGGGATGCGAACTTGCTCCCCAGTGTTGGCGTCAGTGCCAACAAACACTCTTGCCGATGATTCGGCAGACGGGCGACGAGTGGATTTACCACTCACAGGAGGGACTTTCACCCTCGGTGCGGATGCACACATCAAATTTGTGCCGAAGCACTTGTCGTATATACCCAGTAGCGGGGTGCTTATATAATCTTTCCCTACTTTATTTTACAGTTTTTAGCTACAAAAATGCCGACCAATGATTATATAACCCCAGCCCGTTAGGTAGTTATGACAAGTAAGAAAAAAGTCTTTGATTTGGCTCAACAAAATGGCCTTGAAATTGAAGGCTACGTTGATCGATACTGGAACCGTGCAGAATGTTCTTGGTATTTGCCAGCGGGTAAGATATTTGGTGACAGACATATGTCTTGTCATGAGGTAACCGTAGACGATTATGGAGCTGATGTAAAAAATGCTAAACAGTTCTGGACAGATATGTATAAACAATTACAATCAGATTTACAAATCATGCAAGACTGCACAAAAACAGAATGTGATTATTGTGGAGTTTACAAATGAAAGTAATTGAATATTGGATTCACGACAAGGAATCTTTCTACAAACTTAATGGAGATGAATGGAAAGTAGCTATGAATATAGTAAACGATTGTAATCAAGGAATACATCCAGAGATTGAATTAGTTGAGAGAGTAGAAGGACATTGGGGTGAAGATTATCTTGAGGGTAATTATTTGATAGGTTACGAATATAAGTCATTGTATGAAAAGGCAAAGCCGACATAACAGTTACAAATAAATAGAAGTCATACTAAATCCAGTTATGTCAGCCAAATCCAGTGACTGGAAAGTTTATCGAAAAGAATGGTATAATGACAGAGTTATGGAGACATACATTAACTCACCAATTATAGATAAACAAAATGATTTGATTCCTACTAATGTATTAGAAGAGTCTATGGACTTCTACATGAAGTATGGAATTTATTCTTATCAACATGAAGAGATTCCTATTGGTTTACCATTAGCTTACAAAATAGATGACGGTAAAATCAAAGTAAAGTATGGTATTCATAATCAGTTAGAAATGCATGACAAAGTTTGGGATGAGATCAAAGACTTTGGAACAAAAGGTGGCAGTAGCATCAGGGGAGAAACATTATCCCAAGATTTAGTTTGTCCAGATGGAGCCAATACTTGCTTTAATAAAATAAATGATTTGGGCCTTTGGTCTGTATCTTGGGTGGGTGATAATCCTGCCAACATAGAAGCAACGGTGACTGACGTTGCATTAGTAAAAAATGATGATCCTAAAACACCAGCTAAACCAGGAGAAAGAAGAAGAGGTAGTAGCCGTAATCCTGCTGGAACAGCAAGTGGACAGAGAGGAGGAATAAAATTGAGTGAAGCAAATATTAAAACACTAGAAAATTTAAGAGATAAACACAACGAAGATGTTGGCGATGACCCTGCTAAGAAAGCTAATCTCGGAGCATTGAAAGCGGTATTCCGCAGAGGTGCAGGAGCTTTTTCAACAAGTCATAGACCTAGCGTAACAAGCCGAGACCAATGGGCGGTAGCAAGGGTCAAAGCCTTTCTTAAGTTACTGAAATCAGGCAGACCAAGTAATCCAAAATATACTACAGATTATGATCTTCTACCAAAAGACCATCCTAAATCTACAAAGAAACATGATGGTAGAACTTTGTTAGTAAAGCCACCAAAAGGATTCCATTGGATGGCATACAAAGATGGCCCTGTATTAATGGTAGGCGATTATGCACCACATGACGGAGCTGTTGAGGCTTTTGAGTTTGAGGTAATAGAAGAGCATGATGATAGTAGATTAATAAAAGCCGACGAAAGAAATAGCTTTATAAATGAAAGTAAGGAAAGTGAGGTTATGGCTAAGAAAGACGATGACTGCGGATGCAGCACCGAAAAATCAGAAGAGACTACTGAAGAAGTCAAATCTGAGGAAGTTACAGTTGAAGTCGTTTCTGCTGACGAACTACCAGACATTGTAGAAGAGGAAGCTGAAAAGATGGATGAAGAGGAGAAAGAAGAAGAGGAAGAAAAAGAAATGACTCTTAAAGAACTCCAAGAGGAAATGAAAGCAATGAGAATGAAGATGGAAGAATTATCCAAGCCTTCTCATTATGGCAAAGAAGAAGAAGAAAAAGAAGATGAGGAAAAAGAAGAAGAAGCTGAAAAATCCGAATCCGATGTAGAACCTTCTTTAGATGTCGTTATGAAATCACTTAAGAAATACGGAATCTCCGTATATGCTGGATCAAAGGTTACACCCGCACCAGCAACTGACGCTCCAAAAGCAACTTCCGTAGACTGGAACAACATGACCAAGTCTTGGGATGAGCTTGAAGAAATAGTAGGAGAAAACTAAATATGGCAGGAATGAGTTTCGAAGAATATGTAAACGCCTATTATGGCGGAACACTTGGAATTTCCAAGAGGTATGGCATTAGGAAAGACGACAACATAGATACAACTGGCTTAGCAGAAGGTTTGAACACCGTCTTCGGGGCTAAAGTATTTAGTCAGTTAAATACTAAGTCAGAAGTTTTTAAACTTTTGAAGAAAGAAGCATGGACACAGTCTGGTTTTAGAGCATTGACAGCACGTCATGAATCTACATCTGGTGTAGCAGAAGGCGGAGCTTTCCCAGCAACAGACCACCCAGAACTAAAAGAGATTACACTAACTCTAAAAGAAATTGTAACTCCTTGGCAGATGTCCTCAAAAGCTGAGATCCTATCTGAAGCAGATGATGGTCTTGGTAACTTGGCAGCTTTCATGAGAAAAGAACAAGGAGAAGCACACGCTTTCTTCTTAGATGATATGTTAACAAAATCTGTAGAATTAGACAGTGACGGTTCAGCAAGTGGCGATGGAGTTGGAACTGCTGGAGTTAACCTAGAATCTTTAGACAGAGTTACTGCAACCTTAGCATATATGACTGACGGACAAAACCCATCAGGCGGAACACTTCCTGGAGCCGTTGATATGTATGGATTAGATATAAACACTCACTCTTTCTTTGATGCAGGTCACACACACTTTACTGATGATGGAACTAACGACGCATTGGCATTAGACGATCTTGACACAATGATTGCAGCATTAATGGAAAATGGTGCAAACTACAACAGTTTAGTAATCCTAACTGGATTTGATACATATCAAAATCTAAAAGCATTGATGCAAGGAACAAACGGAGCATTCAAGTTTTCATTAGATGGGGCAGCAGCAGGCAATATGAACGGAGTTACTGGAGAAGCTGGTTTGAACTTTGATTCAAGAGTTGGAGCTTACGATGGAATACCAATTTTCCTATCGCAACATGTTCCAAAAGATGGCGCATCCAGATTATATATGTTGGACATGGATCATTTAGCTCTAAGAATTGCAGCACCAACAACTTATGTTGACAACACTAACTTGGCTGTAAGACAAGTTCTAAGCAGAGAATACGCATTCATAACTGCTGGTGAACTAGTAGCATACCGAAGAGACACAAGCGGAAGTATCCGAGACTTATTGGCATAGAGTGATTGGAGGACTAATTAAATGGTCAAAATCACCTATACTGGGAATAAGTTTACTCGCAGGAGGCTACCTTCTGGGCGCTGGCTTACATGGAAAGCTGGGCAATCAGTTGAAGTTGAAAGTAAAAGACTCGCTGAAGAACTCAAAAATAACAGGGATTTTGTCGTTGAGGGAAAGTCTGCCCCTAAAGTTGGGGGTGGGGTTAAGACTCACGTCAAGTCTCCTAAACGCAGGGGCCGACCTCCTAAGTCCAAAGCCAAAAAAGAAGTAGCTAAACCTAAGAAAGGGCTAAAGAAAGCCAAGAAAGGGAAGGCTGACTGATGGCATCTACTGTCGTCAGAACAAGCAAAAGACTAGACAGAACTCGCACAGCAATGACGTTCTCCAATACGGAGACGGCTGTGGGAGGCTCTGAAACTACAGTCTTAGATAAGTTTGATGCAGCATTGTATAACAGATATGCTATACAAATATTCAATAGTGACGGATCGACAGCAGGAGTAGCTAAGGTTTACGGTTCATTAAAAGATGAGCCATCAACAGAAGGTGGTTCTGATTGGACACAAGTCGGTGACGACATATCTGTTGGAACTAGCAGTAATGCATTGAAGGCTATTTCTACAACTGCTTTGAAACATCTATGTGTAAGGGCAACAGGCAATGGCGCTGATCTGACAGTTATTGTCTATGCGGAGCAAGTTTAGTGAATGGCTGCTCCTATATACTTTGAAATTGTCTTAGTAAGTGAGGTGGCCTAATGGCTACATATAATTCCGCTGGTAGCGGTAATTTTAACGCAGACGCTACTTGGACTGAATCAGGTCAACCTTCAACAGATGATGTAGCAGTAATTGCTAGTGGTCACACTGTAA